GGCGAGCAGCCCGGTGGGCTGGCCGGAACCAACACCGGTCACCAGGTCGGACCCGAACTTGTTACCGAGCGCGCGGCCCGACTGCATGGCCAGGTAGCCGACCAGGTCCACACCGGAGTCGTCGAGCAGTTCGCGGGCGACCTGCAGCAGGATGCCGTACTTGTACGCCGACAGGGTGATCAGGCCGAACGCCGGGTCGGTCTCGGGGATAGCGCCGCCCTGCGCCGCGGAGGCCGCCGTGGAGTGCGCGGTCGTCTTCGGGATCTGCAGCGACTCGCCGCCTGCGGTGTTCAGCACCGTAGGACCGGTCTGCAGGATGCCCGACACCTCAATGAGGTGAGCGATCAGCTGGTCGTAGAAGTCGGTGGGGACCAGGTTCAGGCCCACCGTCGAACCGGACGTGGACAGCGTCCGGTACTCACTCTCAGACCTGCGGACCTCACGAAGATCCACGGGGCCGTAGTTGAAGTTGATGCGGGAGTTCTCCGGGCGGGCGAACTCCAGGTACTTCTTGTTGTGCTCGCCGCGCAGGAAGCTCCGCAGCTCAGCGTTGACCTGCTGAATGGCAGGGTCCTTCGCGAGCTTCTTGCCTTCCGCATCAGCGTGCAGCCGGTTGAACGCCTGCTCAGCTTCGAGGCTGCGCTGCTCGGCGTCGAGGGCGGACTTGATCCTCTTGTCGAGGGTGTCCATTTCCTCGTTGAGGACGTCCCACTTGCCCTGCTCCTCCGCGGAGAACGAGCGGTTCTCAGTGGCGGCGGTGTCGGCGAGTGCCTTGCACTCTTCCCACACGTTGAGCCGGCGATCACGGAGCCGCTTGGTAACTTCTGTGGGCATTCCTGGCCTCCTGGTGCCCGCGTCGGGATGGAATGTCCCGGCGGGCTCCAGCCAGGTGGCTGAGATGTATCAGCCTCTGCGGCCTACGGACGGGATGGCCTTCACCGTCCTGTGGCCGATCATACCCCTACTGCTCAGACGTTGGTGAGAAACGCCACGTTGGTAGGCCCGGCGCTGGCACCGATGGCGTACAGATCATCGGTGATGGCCACCGTTTCAGCTGCACCCGGGTCCACCGTGCCGGCCGGCACGATGATGGCCGCGGAAGGTGACACCGCCAGGGTCGGCCCGGTGCCAGCTGTCACGTTCGGGCCACCGAGCGTTATCACCACCGCGCCCTGGTTCTGCACCAGCGCACCGGATGGGCCCATGGTGCACAGCTTGACCGCTGACGCGCCAACAGACACGACCCCGCTGATCACTGCCATGACGGTGCTCCTACTCGGCGGTGTCCCACTGGTCGCGGCGCCTCATCAGGATCTGCGCCATCGCTGCCGGGCCGAACAGTCCCTTGCGCGGGCCCGCTGCGGGCATGGTCGGCCGGTCGCTGCGGACGAAGAACCGGCGCAGGTCATCATCAGCAGCGTACGCGCGGACCTCTTCGACTTCGGCCTGGACGTAATCAGCGATCGAGAACAGCGCCGCGTCGAACGCGCGCAGCATCGCTGTGGTGTCCATGTACCCGGGGGACAGCACCGGGGCGACGTCGATGCAGTCGCCGCTGTGCAGGGTCCGGCGGGCCATGCCGTCGCGCCATTCCCATTCGTCGCCGCCGTCGTGGACACGGAACCCGAACGAGGAATAGCGGATGTCGCCGCGCTCGACCAGCTCGGTGATGTCTTTGCGCGCTTCAGGGGGCCGCACCGAGTAGTCCACACCGATGCGGTCGGGGGCCATCTGCAGCGTGCCCGCTTCCTGGGTGCCCAGGATCATGTTCGAGTCGTGGTTGTAACGGCACACCGGGTGTGTTCCGTCTGTGTTGCGCCACCCTTGGGATGACACCACGTCGAAGAAATGCGGGGACACGCGTTCGGTGAAACCGCCCAGGTTACGCGATTCGCGGGGGATGAACACGGTGGCGTAACCGCCGATCCACCGGCCGCCGTCGCCGCGGTCGCGGAACTCGATGGGCTTCTCGAAGTCGCGGTACTGGCTGGTGATCCGCACTTCGCGGCGTTCGAAGTCACGATCGACGCTGTTCTCGCCGACGTGCACACCGAACTTGCGTGCCGCGGACTTGATCGAACTCATGGCCTTTTCGCCGAATGGCGAGGATGAGGCACGGGCTAGCGCGTTGCGCACGTGCGCGGCGTCGTGGACGGGGAAGTGACGCAGGGACCTGGGTGTGGTCCTGCCGTCGTTGTCCTTCGTGCCGCCCGGCTCGATGTAGGCGAACGCGCTGTCGGGAAGATCGTTTTCTGTGGCGGTGTCGAGTGGGGCCACCTTAGTGAGCCTTCCCGTTCGTGGCAGCTAGGGCCGCCTCTTCGTACTGAGCCCTCCCATGCAGGAGAGCCAGCGCGGCCGGGCCGAACAGGGGCTGGTCATCTTCCCTGGAGCGGTCCTCTTCCGGGTTCGGGGCGGCCATCTCGATCACCGGCAAATCTGCAAACAGCGTATCAAGGTCCCCGCAGGTTACGGCCTCGCCTGCGTCACGGGATCTTTCGTCTAGCTCGTGCTGCCGTAGCCGGCCCGCTTTCATGTGGATGGCGAGCAGCTTGCGGGCGGCTGCGCGGTCTTCATCCGAAGCGCGGAACTCGGGGTTAGCGCCGAACGTCGCAGTAATCGGCTTTGGTGGTTCGCCGCCGTCTGGCGCTGAACGGACCTGGGTCATCAGCCGGCCCAGGTAGGACTCGGGGGTTGCCTTCAGCGGCGGCTGGTCGGCGATCATGGGGGCGACCAGCTGGGGATTGGCCTTTTCCATTTCTTCCAGCTTGTCGGCTACGTGGTCGGCTTCGAAAATGATGTCCGGCAGGAACGACTTCGGCACGGTACGCGTCGTTGATGCCATGCGTTCCAGAATGTTCTGCGGCAGCGGGTCGTCACCGATCCCGGCCTGCGGCTGCTTGTCGTCTTCGGCGCGGATCTCGTTACCTGTCCGGGTGCCCATGGCCCGCTGGATCTGGTACACCGTGTTCCGCGTGTGCGGGTCCATCCGCAGATAGTCATCGGTGTCGAACTTCGCGTACTGCGTGCTTGGCAGCAGCGATGTGAGCAGGTGCTCCCAGCGCCGCAACCAGGGCCGCAGCGTGGTCTGCAGTTCGTCCAGCTGGTTCTGGGTAACGTTCGAGTAGGTCAGCCCATCCGCGCGGGTGCCGCCGACACGGCCAGGCTGCACCCCGTAGATCGCAGCCACCTGTGTGGCGTTCAGCTGCATGCCGGTGACGAAGATCGCTTCGTCAACCGGAACGGACAGGGCCTTGTATTCCCAGTCCCGGCCGTAGACCAGCGGCTGGCGCAGCCGGATCGTGTCCGTCAGCTGCGTGCGGATCTGGCGGGCCTGCTGCTCGCTGACCTCTTCAGCGGTGTTCTGGAACGTGCCCGGCGGGAAGCCGCCGTTATGGAACCACGTGCTGCTGTAATCCAGGGCTCCCAGACCCTGCCCGATCAGGGTTGCGAACGCTCGCATCGGCGAGATGCCTTCGAGCCTGCCCGGGACCGTGAACGCCTTCAGGGTGATCAGCGAGCTGCGGTCGATACGCGCACCGTGGTAGTAGATGCGGGCACGGGCCGGATTCTCCGGTGACTGCTCATCATCCTGGACACTCATCCGGTCGTTCGGCAGCCACGCAACACCGGTCGGCAGACCGAGGCCATCCGCCCCGGGGATACCGCTGCGGTTGGTGATGTAACCCCAGCCGGTGCCGTGCAGCAGCGCCGCGGATGTGCCAGAAAACATCCAGTCGTAGAACTGCTCGCCAGGGACTTGCGGGCCGCCGCCGCCGACTTCGCTGCCCAGCAGCATCGAAGAGTAGATGCGCTTCGACGTGCCGTCATCGTTACGCCGGTACACCTTGATCGGCAGCGACGCTACCTGGTCAGAGATGAACCGCACACAGCCGTACAGGGCAGCGAGGCCGAGGGCGCTTTCCTGGCCCTGTACTTCGCGGGACGGGTGGACCGGGCCGCCGATGTTGAAACGCCAGTACGGATTTCGCCAGGGATGGTAACTGCCACGGCACCCCGCCGATCGTACGAGTCTCAACATTAATACGATCAACGAGCCCCATGGCCACTACCACCTCCGCCCGTCCTTAAGACGGCGCGCGGCCTCGCCTGCGCTAAGACTACGTGAGTCCTTTCGCCCGCGCCCAGCTCAGCAGAGCCCGCCTGAGCTTGCCGGGGATGCCACGGCCGAATGATGACTGCTCGATCAGCGGCTTGGCTACCGCCCACATGGCTTCGTCAGCGCCCGCTGGTGCCGGGGGCACGGGCACTGCGGGCGGGGTGGGGACCTCGGTCATACCGGAGACGGAACCGGTGCTGGCTGGCTGAGAGGGATGGGAACGGTGCAATCACCCTGCTGGGACAGCAGCGTTTCCAGGGTGGTCCAGGCCATGGTGAACGACCCGTTGCTGCCGTAGCTGGTCCCCCAGGAGTTGTCGAAGCCGATCAGCTCGTTGACGGTATCCACGGCGCGGGCTTCGTATTCGTGGCCGCCGCGGACGGTGCCGGTGGCGACGACGAGGGCGTCAGCTCCGGTGGGGTTGTCCATGCTGGTGTACCAGTTGGTACCGAAGATAACAGGGCCGTCCATCAGGGCGTCGAGAGCGTCGTCAAGGTTGAAACAGTGGGTGTACCCGGAGATCAGGCCCGCGTTTTTCGCTGCCTGGGCGACTGAGAGGCCGCTGGAGCCGTTGTCGTTCGGGGGGTAGGGGCCGTCCCCGTCGATGGTCTCAGCGGCTGAGTACAGTGCCAGGGCCTCGTCCTCGTCCAGGAACGCAGCCGAAGCGTCAGCTGGCCGCAGCGCGGTGAAGTGCGGGTCGGTGCCAACAGCTCCGGTGATCGCGTTGCCGGTGCACGCGCCGACGTCGCCCTGGTTGAGGATCGGGATCATCCGCGGGTGGGTGACTGAGGTGTAGCTGCCTGCGTGCCGCCGCTTGTGACGGTAGAGCTTCGAGCGGGAGTCGTGCTTGACGTGCCGGCCGAGTCGCTTGCCGGGGACGATGATCTCGGGGATTCGCTCGATCGCGACGGTGTAATGCATGACGGCAGACTACGCTGTCTGCCAGCAGGCCGGTCTGGACCTTGCCGGGTAAAATCCTCGGTAACCCCGGACGGTGCCCATGGACTGCCAGACGTGCTGGTGCGGTGTCCCGCTCGAATGTCATGACGAGATCCGGCGCATCTGCGCCGCGCTGCCGCACCGCCCGGATTGCCTGGCTGCTGCGCTGGTGGGGGTGGCAGATGCTGAGGCATGCCTCACTGCCGCACGGCCAGCCATTGCACCCATGCTGGCATTCTCCCTGCAGCCACTCCTGCTGCTCTAGATCAACATCCCGCTCGCGGTAACGGGCCACCAGGTCAGGTCACCCGTTCCAGCTCCATGCGCAACCGCCGGTTCTCCGCCAGTACCTCTTCCAGGTTCGGCTGGTTCAGCGGCTCCCCGCGGGCTGTGCGCCAGCCCATCTTCCATGCGCTGAAAAGCCACGCCGTTGAGCGGAACAGCACGATCAGGGACATGGCCACGAGCCAGCCGAGCATGTAGAAAAAGCCGCCGACGACAGCCTGCACGGTGCGGCTGGGCTTGGCTTTGCGGGCGTCGGCGGTGATCGCCTCGATCGGCACCCGGTCTTGCAGCCGGGTCCTGCTCTTGTTCTGGGGGCCGCGTGGTGCGGGGAACGTCACAGTGTTGTTAGTGGTGTCCATGTCCCGCCTCCTGGCTGGTGATCTTCGTCAGCGGTGGCCGTTGGCCCGGGCAGGCCCTTGATGTGCGGGCGCTCGATCTCGGGCTTGGGCGCGGGCATGTCAGTGACGGTGACGCCCTGGCGCCCGGCGCCAGGTTCCAGCGGGCGGCGCTTGCCGGCTTCGCGCCGATTCGCCCAGCTGCCCATGTGAGCCTCCTACCGCACCGAGTTCAGCACGTCGTAGCCGCGGCCGAATTTCCGGGCCGCCCACACGGCCATGGTAGCGGCGCACAGGGGGCTGATGTCCTGGCTGGTGTCTTTGCGCGCCCAGGCGTGCATGCCGTCCCCGACGTCGCGCTGCACCGCCGCAGCGACGGCGTCGCGCAGGTCGGGCTGGCCACTGTGCACAAGGGTGCGGTCGTCGATGGCGCGCAGGAACTGCGCGTGAGCCTGGGCGACGTCACGCAGCTGGCAGGTTTCCAGCACCATCTCCAGCCTGGGGTCTTTCTCGACGGCGGTGATCAGCTCGGACCCGGGGCCGACCGGGTCGATGACGATCGCGGCTACGCGCTGACGCGATTTGATTTCCCTAAGCCGGGGGAGCACCCATTCGATCCCGGCGCGGTGATCATCCCATTCGCCGTCGTTGCCGATCTCCACAGCGCACAGACGCACCTTGCTGACCTTGCCGGTTTTGGCGTCCTTCACAGCCACCTGCTCACGAAGTAGGCCGGCGATGGCGATTGTCGCAGCGGACTGGTCCGGGGTGACGTCCACGGAGATGGCGATCCGATCCGGGCGGGGCATCTCGCTCATCAGATGTTCTCGATCACGTGCCGCCGGCCGAGCAGGTACGCCTTGACCACGACATCGCCAACGTCCGTGCCCCCGGCGAGCATCGCCTGGGAGATCAGCGGATCAAGGTCTCTTTGCTGCTGGCGGCTGATGCGGTGCATCCCGTCGTTCGGCCCGGCGGCTTTGATGGTGTCGTACCTGGTCAGGATCTCCGCGAGGCAGGTGATGACGCTGCCGGTGCGGCTGTGCTTCTGGCCGGCGCGATCGTCGAGGATGTCGATCAGCTCCTGCGGGATGTCCTCAGCCTTCACTGGCTCTCCGCTCCCACGCGCAGGCGTCCCACTTGTACTCGGGGATCACCGACCATGCCTGGTCGCCGACTGGCCATTCGCCGATGCCAAGCCGTTCGCGGTCGAACCCGGCAGCAGGCATCTTGTCCAGCTCGCGGCCGATGTGGGTCTGGCTGATGCGGATGTTCATGCCAGGGTTGGCGCGTGCCCACGAGTGAGGGTATTCGCGCCGGTCGTGGCCGTTTGCGCAGAAGGATTCGCCTTTGTACGGGCACAGGTCGGGGCAGAACTCACACGACCATTCGAGGTACACCAGGGAGCGGTCAGTACCGGCGATGCCACGGTTGCGGACGGCGCCGAGCTGGATCGAGTCGGGCATCCCCGCTGAGGCGGTGTACCACATCTGCGGGTTGGGGACCGCGGACATGGTAGGCATCGACGCTGACACTTCCTCATCTGAGAGGATCATGGCTTCGTCGTAGTAAACGACGTCGGCGGTAAATGACCGCCCTGATCCGCGGGACCTGGCGAGGAACCGCAGCCGCGGCGCGACGGATTTGCGGATCTGCTTGCTGCCCGGGCCCCAGATGAGTGTGGGGGTTGCGCGCAGCTCGATCGCTTCCTCGCCGTGGCTGGTGCGGATGCCGTTCGGCTTGACCTTTTTGTACATGTCGGCGTTGCCGCGGACGATGGTCTGGATTTTGAGGAAGTGCTCGCTGCTGGCTTTGAACTCGTGCGCGGTGTGGATCTGCAGGGCTTCGTCGAGGACGAACAGGCCGGCGATCTGCCGGGCGAGCAGGCCCTCGTTTTTGCCGTTCTGCCGGGGGATGATCCACGCGACGTCAAACGCAGCCCATTTGCCGATCTCGTCGGTGGCCATGGACTGGATCAGGGACCATTCCTGCCAGTCGTCCAGGACCATGCCGTGCCCGGCGGCGTACTCGACGGCGTCCTGTCCCTGGGCGTAGGAGTACGCCTCGGGCAGCGACTGCAGGCGGGGCCGCTGGTTGCCGATCAGCAGGGGCTCGACAGGGGCAAGCGTCACGAGCGCCCGCCTGACTGCGGCGGGGGTGACTGCGCACCCGGAGCAGAGGCAGCCCCGGCAGTCCTGGGGTCGGCCTGCGTGCTTTTACCTTCACCAGGCCGCCGAGCGGGTGCTACTGGGCCTGGTCCATCGGGGTGACTCCCTGTTGGAGCAGCCGCATGCCAGGAGTCACCAAAGAGTGTCACCCCCCGCCGCAGGTTGAGCGGGGCATCGCAGATCATACCGCGAGGATACGTCGGGAGCATAGGAGGAGCCCGGAGACATTGCCCAGTCTCCGGGCTCCCATGTATGAGTGCAGTGACCGCCAGCGAGTCACTTCCAAAGAGTGGTGCTGGCTTAACACTCTCCGTCGTCGCGCCTTCTGCCTGCCTTCAGCGATCTTGTATCGGCCGGGCGTCTCGCCTCCGGACTCCGTCCCCATGTGGAGGGGACGACGGGATTCGAACCCGCAATCTCCCAGCGTGCGGTGCGTTCAGCAGGGCCGCCGCGTTGACAGCAGACCTTTACCTTCGAGCGAAATCTTGATCTTGAACGCCGCCACCAGGGTGCTCCCCCGGACTTGCGGCACAAGACCTTGATCTTCAACCTTGAACCTTACGCTCGCTTTTACTCTACGCTATGCAGCTTCCTCGTGCGCTGCCAGCATGGCCATCACCTTCCGGCACCGCTTCAGGTGCGTACGAAGGTTGTACTCGCGCAGCTCGCACAAGCAGGACGGACAGGTGGTCATCTCTCCCACAGGCTCATCCTTTCAGCCTCGCGTCCCAGGGCAGGTTACCGCTGGCCCAGGCCGAGCCGGAAGGTGTCGATGTGGGCCTGAATGTCTTCCAGCTGCTCGGCGGTCAGCCCGCTAATCGCTTTGCGGGTCATGATCTCCAGGACCTTCGTGCACCCCTTGCAGGTGACCGGGCGCTTGGTGCGGTACCAGACGCGCATCTTCTCGCCGTCGATGGTGGTGAACACTGCCACCTGGCCGCACAGGGAACGGTGACAGCCGGGATCTTCGTAGTGGATCTTCGCCCCTTCGGCTTTTCTGCCGTGCGTGGATGGCTGGGTCAGATGGAACATAGGAGTGGTCATGAACGTGCTCCCGTCGTGCCGTCGAAGATCCATCCGAAGATCGGCCCGGACACCTTCACGTCCTGCACCTGGATCTTGTTGGCATCGTAGATCGCGCTCTGCACTGCTTCGCGCAGCTGGCCGATGCGGTCCAGGACGGCCGTCTTCCACGCGTCGGTGGGTGCGCTGGTGGTCTTCACCGTGGTCCACGTGCCGGCGACCACATCTCTGCTGACCTCGCGGACCTCGGCCGGGTGGTACTGCGTGGGCGCGACGATCTGCTCCCAGGTGGTGACCTTGTGGGGGGTTGGCTTGACGATCTGGTTTGTACGCCAGATGCCCGCCTCGGTGGACGAGTGCCAGTCCTCAGCCAGGGACTGCGTGGGGATCTTCCGCAGGTCCGCGGCGTATTCACCCAGCCGCTTTTCGAGGAACAGCAGGAACGTCGCTGGCACGTCAGCCAGGAAGATTTCGCCGTTGAGCATGACGTTGGCCCGGGCTCCGCCTTCGCCGATGTTGCCCCAGTCCTTCGACGCGGTGACGTCGAAGTACCGGCCGATCTTGCCGCGGGCTTCGGCCAGCAGTTCCTGCACGTTGGCCTGGACGCGCTGCACCTTGTCGGACTGCGGCAGGTTGCCGGGTTCCGGCTCATAGACCTGGTTGTAGCCGTAGAGCAGCTGCTCGTTCTGCAGGGCGCTGGCGACGAGCTTCCACCACTGCTCGGTGGAGGAGCGGACTCCCTGCTCTACGCCAACGATCTGCGCCAGGGATGTTGCGGCCATGGTGCTACCTTCCGTTTCTCGGAGTGCGTTTGGTCTACCCGATGCTACCAGACGTGTCGGCACTAGCAGGTGTCCTGTAATTTTGGACAGGTGCCAGCGAACGCGGCGCAGCCCAGCATAGGACGTGGCTACAGGAGCGCAAACGGTTTACAGGCTGTCTCAGGCCCAGCCGCGCGTCAGTATCCAGGTGTCCCAGTTAGCTGGCTGATCTACCCGCGGGTCACCTGGTGGCCTGGGCAGCTTCGCCCTGTCGTAGGCATAGCACGCCAGCGACGAGCACACCACGTGGCCGGGGACCTGGCCGTGCCAGGTCGGCGCCCAGTCGAAGTGCAGGTCGTCAGCGGCGTCGGCGGCGATGGCTTCCCAGTCGTAGCCGGTGCCGACTAGCTGGACTGCCATGGCACACACCAGACTGCGCTCAGCGGAAGTTTTCGGCTGCTCGGCGTTGTTCAGCATGTACTTGCTGGACAAGTAGTCATCAGCGGAGCGCCAGCCCACGCCGCCGGGTCGGCCTTCGATCACCCACAGCGTGCCGTGGGTGTCCCAGTGGTGCACTACGGCGATGTGGTTGGACAGGTCCGGCTCGCCCCGGAGTGCGGCGCCGAACCTGATCCACCACTGGGCGGTTTTCGGGCCGCCCGGTGTCTGGACGGCGAGCACGTCGCCGGGTTCGACGAGGGGTACCTCGCCGGTCACGGCCTGCCCCTGCGGAACGGCTCAATGCCGAGGTGGATCATCGCGTAATGCATCGGGTACCCCACAATCGACATCTGCCACCGGCCGTTGGCGAACCTCTCGCCACAAGCGGGACAGGACTTGTACCGCAGCCTGGCCCACCATCCGCGCGGGACTACCAGCTCAGGCAGCGCGGTCATGATGCCAGCTTGATACCGAGGTCCACGTTGGAGCCTCTGGCCACCCGCTTGCCAGCGCCAGGTGTCTGGGAGACGACCACGTTCGGGCCGGCGGGGTTGATGGCCGGGTTGGTGCGGCAGGTGAGCCCTTCCGCGGCGAGCGCAGGTATGGCCTGCGCGACCACCCTCATCCCTTCGACGGCCGGGACGACAACCCCAGACGGCTTGACGATCATGAACTGGGCCGCCCAGGATGCCTTCGCGACGTCGATGTCGCAGCCTGCCTTCCCGCAGGTCACGCTGGTGCCGGGGACGAGAGTCTGGGCGTTGGTGATGTTGTCACCGAACTGGCAGTACGCCCAGTCGGCGTTGTCGTCAAGCAGCTGCTCCGCTTCGGCCTGGGACCAGCTGTAGTCGGCGGGAGCGTACAGCACCCCGTCCTGGTTCCCGATCGATGCTTTCAGGCCGGCCAGGTCGTTGTTGCCGACGTACAGGGTGGAAGCCCAGGTGTGGGACTGGCGGATCTCGACAGCTGCCGCGGCGGTCTGCGGGATCGCGGCACCGGATTCGACGTCGGCAACGTCAGCTAGACCAGCGGCGAACAGGGACAGCGACCGGGTCTGGTCGATGAGCACGATCCCCATGCCGCCGGCTTTCGCTGCGGCGATCTGGGCTGCGGTCGCTTCGATGTCGGGCGAGCCGGTGATGTAGTAGGCGCGGATGCTGCCCCGGACGATGGGTGCCTTGCCTATGTTCGCTGAGATGATGTCGATGAAACTGACGAATGACATTGCGGCCTCCTGTATTTTTATGCGGCTGTTACTTCAGCGACGCACGGACCATGCAGTCTTTGGCTTCCAGGAGCTTGCGCAGGCCCGCGGTCAGTTCTGGACCGTCGAGATCGTACGCCTCTGCCATGGCGTGCGCCAGGCCGTGGAACGGCTCACTGATCCTGCGCTGGGCTGGGGGCAGGTGGTCGTAGCTGAAGAATTTCAGCAGTGCATCTGTTGCGGGGTGCATCAGCCGTTCCCTTGCATCCGGGCCTGGCGGCGGGCGCGCAGCTCGTCGGCCTGGTCGTCGCCTTCCTGGGCGGGGGACAGTTCCTGCAGCGCCATGAACACGAGCCGCATTTCCCTGGCCACCGCAGCAGCGTCCCGCGCTGGCATGCCCGCGTCAAGCATCCGGGCGAGCAGAAGATAGGTCATGGCCAGAGCTGAGTCGCCATATTCGCGCAGGCTGGCCAGGTCCCTGCGTGCGGCGCGCTCGACGGGGAGGGTTCGGCGGCGCGGGGGCATCAGCTGAGGCTTTCGATCATTTCAGTCAGCCAGGACGACTGCTCCGCATCGTCTGCGTTGAGTGCGTCGAGGATCTTGTCCTCAAGCTGCGGGTCGTCGTTGCCGTGGTGGTGGCGCAGCGCGTTGATCAGTGTGCCCGCCAGTTCGTAGTGCTCGGTGTACGGCACGCACTTCGCCATGTACAGCAGGCGCCGGGTCTCGTCGAGATCACCCATCAGTCCGTCCGCTTGCTGCCGTCAGCGTTGCGGGGCATGCCAGGGATCAGTTCCGGGGGCAGGCCCGTCTTCGCGGCTTCGCCGGCCCACTTGGGTGGCAGCTCGTTCATCGGGTCGTGCTCGTGGCCGTGCTGAATGTCTGTCTGCGGTACCGCTGGGTTGATGCCGGCGCGTGAACGCGGGTCGGCTTTGCGGATCGCCTGGGCGAACTGGTCACCGGATGATGTCGATGACTGAACCATGGCTGGACCTCCTACCACCAGTGTGGCCGGCCGCCGACTGCGTGACCGGTGCGGCCGGCGACCATGAAGCACAGGCCGGCGATGATCGCGACGATGCCGATGATCCACAGAATGCCGACGCCGAACACGAACCCGACGATCGCGAGGATGACCCCGAGAATGACCACGGGTTACCAGCCCCTCTGCCAGCTGCCCCACCGGGACATGGCCAGGCCGAGGAACGCGCCCCCTGCGTAGGCGAAGTCGAGGGCATACTTGACGTCGGTGCCCTTGACCGCGAGGTTGATGATCAGGGCGACAAGGAAACAGACAAATGCGATTGCACCGAACATAGCGGTCCTCCTAGAGGAACCTGGTCCTACTCCGCAGCATACGCCGCCGCGGTCACGCTAACCTGTCCACGAAGGCTGCCGCCAAACCGCGCACGAGGGGAGAGTCCGATGGAAGTCAGGATGCTGGAGGAGATCTCTGGAAGCGCCCCTGGCAGCGGCGCAGCACCCGGCATCGGCGACGTGATCGAGGTGTCCGCGGCCGAAGGCGAGCGGATGATCCGCGCCGGGCAGGCCGCACCGCTCGCAAAGCGTGGTGCTAAGCGCAACCCGGAACGCCAGCGCGCACAGGCGAAGGCGCTGGCAGCTGCCGAAGAGGAAGTCACCGAGGCTCACGCAAAGGCCGCTCACGTCGCGGCTGCCCGCCTGCGGGTCGCAGCTAACCGTGCCGCCGAAGTCGCCGAGGCCGCGATTGCCGCCGCTGAGGACGCCGAAGCTGACGCCGAGGAGCTGCAGGCGAAGGCCGACAAGGCTGCGGGCGCCAGCAAGGACTAGCGCCAGCGCCGCTACCGGGCGCTACTATAGGCGGCATGAGCGTCATCACGAACCCGTGGGTGCTTGCCGCGCTGTCCACCGTCGCCTACGTCACCGGCTGGCTCGTCTGCGCCACCTGGTGGACTCGCAGCCAGCTGCGCGAGTGGGTGAAAGAGAACCCGGGCGTCAGCCGCGCCGTCATAGCTGAGCAGCGGCAGAAGGAAGCCGCCGCCGAAACTGGGTTCGCGCTCGCATGGCCGCTCCTGCTGTGGGTCTACCTCGCGATAGTGATCGGTGAACGCGTCCCGCCGCTGGTGGCACGCTGGTCGCAGCATCCTGTGGAGCAGCAGGATCTGCGGGAGACCAAGGTGGCACCCCGGTGAGCATCTGCCCCATCTGCGGTGCCATCATCGCGACGTCCGCGCATCACTGCCCGGGACCCCGGATCGTCCCGCCGCGTCCCCCGGGGAAAAGCGGCAAGCCCCGCACTCCGCCAGATGGCCGCGAAGAGGCGCGATGAGCTTCGTTCCCCTGGCCAGCGGGCTGCTGGCCGCATTCATCATCGGCACGGGCGTGCTCTTTGTCGTCTTCTACAAAGTGCTGCTGCCGATTACCTTGTCAAGGTCAGAAGGCCCGCAGCCGAATGCCCGGTGCCGGCTGTGCGGGCTGGCTGTCCGGGGCTGCCAGCATTTCCAGGGCGTTCCCAGTACCTGGGTTCACGCGGCCACAGGTTCAATGTACGGCCCGGACGGTCACCGCGCTGAACATCACTGATGAGGAGAACTGATGCTGAAAAAGATCCTCACCTGGGCGGTCGCGCTGTTCGCGATCTTCTATATCGCCACCCAGCCGGGCGCAGCCGCGGTTGCCGTGCACCACGCCTATAACGGCCTGCATGAAGCAGCGACGTCACTGGCCACGTTCGTGAACGCGCTGTGAGCCGCCACCGCGCCGGGGCGACCTGCCCGTGCGACTCATGTGCATACATGCGCGGGCGCCACGCAGCCAGGAAGTCGCTGGGTTACAGCGACTGGGACGACGAGAACGAGATGCACAAAGCTGGGGAGTTCCTGGCCACAGTGGAGAGCACCGGAATGCTTGGCACACCAAACCCCCACCTGAACTGGCTGAGCTACACGTGGGAGCAGCTGATCGAGATGTACGAGCAAGCTGAGGCCGCTCGCGACAAACCTCACATGTCAGCGATATACGAGCAGCTGACACTGCGGCTGGAGCCGTACGGCAGTGTCCCCGCGTCAGGCGGCGGTCCCGCACCTGAATGGCTGAGGGTCCCCGCCCTCGGGATGCCAGACCGGGTCATACCAGCCAAGCCCAGCCACCTGCACTGGAGTCCGGATCAGCCCCGGGACGAATCTGGCCGATTCGCCCGCAAAGCCCTCCCACCCGACCGGGTGTGCTCTGGGTGCGGTATTGAGGAATCGAGCCCGATCGGCGCCGGCCCGTTCGAGAACGGGTTCTGCCGGTTCTGCGCCCAGATAGACCGGCGGTTCCCCATCGCGAACCGCACAGCCATTGAGACAGCTTTCGCCCGCGTCGGCACACCCATGGTTCATTACAGGACGCCGGCGCGGAAATTCGACCTGTCTTTGGTGTTCCTCATCGCAGTTCTCGCCGGGCTCATGATCTGGATGGTGACAACATGAGCACCGGCACCCATAGCTACGCCGACCACGACGAGCACCAGTGCTGGCTGTGCGGCTACTGCCAGACGTGCCACCCGCACACCCACCCAACCGGAGAACTGAACGTCTGGGGCGCGGCGGGTTAGGCTTGAACCACTCAAGCCGAAGGCCGCGAGGAGGAACCATGCGCGACATCCCGGCCACGTCCCCCATAGGTGCCTGGAAGCGCGGTGCTGAGCTGCGTGCCACCATGACCGCACCGAAGGGCACCGGGCCCCACAGCCACGCCAGCGACGACGGCGACGCGGACGGCCACGGCAGCCACGCCCACGACGACCTGTCCGCCCGGCTCGACGAGCACCACCAGCGGCTCCTGAACCTCGAAAAAGGGACCTCGTGAGAGGTATCAGCGCCAACGGCCCGCCTGGGCCGTATTCTGTCTGCCCGCTGACCGGGGAACCGCTCAACAAGCCTGACGACCACTGGAGTATCTGGACCGGGACGGTGTGAGGCGGCTCGTCTCTGACGCTCTCACCGAATACCGCCGCCACCCCGCGGCTCTCGCCGGGATCGCATCCGGCCCGGTGATCACCGCGGGGGTTCTCGCAGGCATCTGGCTTGTAGGTCAGCCCGGTCCTGTGATCGCCCCGCCCGCGCCAGCAGCCACGGTGCATCATCATCACCACCGCCGCCCGGCACCCGCGAAGACGATCTACGTCCCGGTGCCCGTACGGCAGCCGCCGCCCCTACAGCCGGTACCTGCGCGAACCACGGCGCCGCACCACCTTCAGCCCAGCTCACCGCCGCCGTTCAGCCCGCCGCCTGCGACACCCACGCCGACGCCGTCAGCTACGCCGGCACCTACGGTGTCGCCGACCGCACCCAGTCCCAGCGTGTCACCCACACCACCGCTGGCGACAAGCCCGCCAGTCATCACGCCGGCCAGTACCGCACCGGCTCAGTGATCAGGCTTTCTTGCGGCTTGGCAGGCAGATCTCTATGAGGATGCCGATGAGGCCGAGCAGGATGCCCAGCGCCACAGCCACCGGAACCGAACGTCCTTTGGCCTGCGCCACTACGACTGTCACGCCGGCGCAGGCAAGCCAGACGGACACCACCCCTGCATCCATGCCAGCATGGTAACGTCCCGGGTCGCTAAACGGAGGGATCACCCTCCAGACGTTCTTGCCGGCCGGTGAGCGAAGGTAAGAACGATCAAGGAACCTGCTGGTCAGCGGCACCTTGGCTAAACGGAGGCAGGCTGGCCCGGTTGGGCGCACGCGGCCCGTGAACCCCGCGAGGCTTATTGAGGCCAGCCCGCCAGCACCTACGCTACTGTATGGTGCGTGACAGCCCCCCCGTTCCCGCCGCTTGCCATGGTCGCCGAAGGCGTCTGCCCCGAATGCCCAGACCATCACCAGCTCTCCGTGATCATGTGCAACGGCGAACAGTGGGGATGGTGCGCCGAGCGCAATCGGCACTGGCGTGTTAAAGACGGCGAGCTGCAGACAAAAGGACTGTGCGCTTAAGGAGCAGCATGTCAGCGAAACTCATCATCGACCTCGCCGAAGGCGGCGAGCTGGGCGACGCCCTCGCCAAGCTGGGCGACTGGTACGGACGCCGCGGCGTCCGATCTCACCGCGTCTGGGTCAAGATCGGCACCGGGAATCAGGACGCTCCCGGCGGGTACGCATTCGCCTGGCCGGTCGCCAACATCGACGTTCAGGACTCCTAGATGGACCCCATGGACACCGGAGATACCACCGTAAAGCAGACGTGCAACGGCTGCGGTGACGACGAGTTCGGCATCTACCTGAACACAGCCACCGGCTGGTATGTCATCAGCTGCCTTGGCTGCGGCGACAGGTTCACACTCTACGGGCAGCAAGTCTGGTGAGCTGCCCCTGCCGGATCATCAAACGCAACCTGTGGTGCCGCGTCTTCCACCGCTGGAACGACGCCCCGCGAGGCGGGCGAGCCCGGCGTGTCTGCTGGGCCTGCGCCGGCTGGAAAACTATCGAAGGTGAATGGCCAACCAAGGTCACGCCGCTGTGAGACGACACCACCCGCTCGGATTCACTGAGCACGAACTGGTCCACGTCGGCCCTGTAAGAATCGTCCTGCACCTATGGGGGACAGCTAAAGACGAGATCCACAACCACCGGTTCAGCTTCTGGTCCC